ATGAAGCATGATCGAAGAATAACTCTTTCCGTTGGTAACAACCGCCGTGCTACCATCTGGAATCAAACAGCATTCACCATCTCCGAACTGTATGAGCGTTTGAGTACACCCATTCGCGGTACAGAGTCCCTGGCTGCCTATATGTCACTGAAAAAAGCTCAGCAGGACGATTTGAAGGATGTCGGCGGTTTTGTCGGCGGCTCCCTCAGTGCCCCTCGGCGCAAGGCTATCAACATGACCGGACGTGATATTATCACCCTGGACTTTGATAATGTTCCCGGATGGCAGACTGAGGCTGTTATCGGTAAGGTTGAAGAGTTGGGTTGCAGCTATGCAATTTATAGCACCCGCAAGCACACTCCCGCAACGCCCCGGCTGCGCGTGGTGATCCCATTTGACAGAACGGTTACGCCCGATGAATACGAACCCTGCGCCCGCCGTGTTGCCGCCCATATCGGTATCAGTATGGCGGACCCCACCACATTTGAAACGTGCCGCCTCATGTATTGGCCCTCCTGCAGTGCTGATAGTGAGTTTGTTTTCAGATGTAAAGATGCCCCGCTGATTTCTGCGGACTTCCTGCTAAGTACCTATGCAGACTGGCACGATTATATGAGTTGGCCGCAGGTCCCTAACGCCGTCAGCTACCAGAAGCTGGCAATGAAACAGGGCGATCCTCTGGAAAAGCCCGGTATCGTCGGTGCATTCTGCCGGACTTATGATGTGTTAGCTGCCATGGATACGTTCCTACCGAAGATCTATGACCCCGTGGAAACCATGGAAGATCGGTACACTTATCTCGGCGGATCTACCACCGGCGGCGCGGTGATTTACGATGATGGAAAGTTCCTTTTCAGTCACCACGCGACTGACCCATGTAGTGGACGGCTGGTAAACGCATTTGATCTTGTCCGGCTCCACCGCTTCGGAGATAAGGATAATGACTCCAACCCGGATACACCCGTGGTTAAGCTCCCTTCGTACAAGGCCATGTGTGATATGTGCCTGCAGGACAAGGGCACGATAGCTACACTGAACAGGGAACAGCATGAGCAGGCAATGCGTGATTTTGAGGGCGTTGCGGGCGGGCACCCAGAAGATGATGATACCGAATGGGCTGAGCGTCTGCAGCGTAATCAAAATGGTGCTGTCAAAGGCACAATCGATAACATCCTGATTATCCTTGACGGTGATCCGAAACTGAAGGGAAAATTCGCCCTTAATCAGTTTGCTGGACGTGGTGAAGTGCTGGGCGCTCTGCCCTGGAGCCAAAGTGAAAAACGCCGTCTCTGGTCTGACACTGATAGCAATGGCCTATACTGGTATCTGGAAAAGACTTGGGGTATTACCAGTCGCGGCAATATCGACAGCGCTTTGGATATTCACGCATCCACCCATGCTTTTAATGAAGTGCAGGACTACATCAAGGGCCTGCAATGGGATGGAGTACCCCGGCTTGACTCCCTATTCATTGATTTCCTGGGGGCGGCTGACACCGAATACAATCGGGCTGTATGCCGTAAAGCCTTTACCGCAGCAATCGCCCGCGCTATGGTCCCCGGCTGCAAGTATGACAATATGCTGATCCTAGCAGGCCCGCAGGGCCTGGGCAAAAGTACACTGCTGGATAAAATGAGCCTCGGATGGTTCAATGACAGTATCCGCACATTTGAAGGAAAAGACGCATCCGAACTGCTGCAGGGTGTTTGGCTCGTAGAAGTCTCAGAACTGGATGCCTTTAGAAAATCCGATGTTTCCCGTATCAAGCAGTTTCTGTCCCTTCGGGCTGACCGCTACCGTGCTGCCTATGGCCGTCATGTCAAAGAACTCCCCCGGTGCTGTGTGTTTTTCGGCACAACCAACACAGATGAATTTCTCTCTGACACCACTGGCAATCGCCGATTCTGGCCCGTGGACGTTGGCGAAACTCCCCACGATAAAACCGTGTGGAAGGATCTCACCGATGAATATGTCAGTCAGGTGTGGGCCGAAGCTAAGGCACGCTGGCAGACTGGTGAATCTCTATATCTCAGCGGTGAGGTTGAGGAACAGGCCAAGGCTAAGCAGGAAGAGCATAGAGAAGTATCCGTGCGTGAGGGTTTGATCCTTGAATTTATTGACAGGAAGATTCCCGTAGATTGGCACAAGTGGAGCATTGACCGGCGGCGGGACTTCTGGGCCGGACAAATGCACACGCAAGAAGACAGTAAGATTGAACTCGTTGAGCGGGATCGTATCTGTGCCGCTGAGGTATGGTGTGAACTTTTCAATGGCAGTATTAAGGATATCAAGGTCATGGATACACGAGAAATCAATGCAATTATCGCCAGTGCTAAGGAGTGGAAGCGGTGCGATACAACTAAGCGATTTGGCCCGTATAATGTACAGCGGGGCTTCATCCGAAGTGGCAAAAAGGCGTAACAGTTGCCGTAACAGTCAAATGTTACAACATCTGGAATGTTACAATCAGGCGTAACAGTGTAACAGCGGTGTAACATACACTGTTACGCTAAAAAAACCTAGAGTATCAACGGTTTTTTGTAAATGTAACAATGTAACATTATTTTCTAATAAACATATAAAAATATAGGTGTTATGGCGTATATGTACGTCATAACCCGCATAACACGCATATATGCGTATATTATATAAGAATTTTCAAAAAGTGTTACAAAGGAGGAATTTTATTGCTTGAAAGCTCATTAGAAAGCTGGTTGAGAAAACGGGTTAAGGCGTTGGGCCACGGCGCACGATGCCTTAAATTTGTAAGTCCTGGCTTTTCGGGCGTTCCTGATAGAATGATCCTGCTTCCCGGTGGTCATTTGATTTTTGTAGAAATGAAGAAGCCGAAGGAGAAGGAACGGAAGCGACAGGAATACGTGCAGAAGCTGTTGCGTGACCTGGGCTTTGATGTGTATTCCAGTGTCAATACGATGGATCGTATCTCAGAGGTTATTAACAGGTGCAAGGAGGTTTTGAGGGATGAAGGATTACAAGCCCCATAACTATCAGGAGTATTGCATTAACAGGATTATTGCGGATAAGGCGATAGGCCTGTTTTTGGATATGGGACTTGGCAAAACCTCTATCACCCTGATGGCTATTAAGCGGTTGAAGTATGAATATTTCTGCGTGCATAAGGTGTTGATTATCGCGCCTAAGAAAGTAGCGGAGTCCACATGGAACAGAGAAGCGGCAAAGTGGAAACAGCTCAACGCCCTTCGGTTCTCTTTTGTCCTCGGTTCTGCCGCTCAGCGTATTAAAGCCCTGCAGACTACCGCAGATATTTACATGATTAACCGTGAAAACGTGCAATGGCTTGTGGATTACTACCGGCATGACTGGCCCTTTGATATGGTGGTGATCGATGAAAGCAGCAGTTTCAAAAATCACCAGGCCAAGCGGTTTAAGGCGCTGAAGCTGGTACGCTCCAAAATCTCCCGCATTGTTGAATTAACCGGTACGCCTAACCCCCGTAGCCTTTTGGATCTGTGGGCACAGGTTTTCTTGCTGGACAGCGGCAAACGCTTAGGGCGCACCATCACCGCATACCGTGACGCATACTTTACCCCAGACAAGCGCAGCCGGACTACAATATTCAGCTATGCCCCAAAGCCGGGAGCCGCTGAAGAGATCTACAGCCGAATCAGCGATATTTGTATCAGCATGAAAGCTGAGGATTATTTGGAGTTGCCTGAGCTTGTCTATGAAGATATTCCCGTAATGCTGGACTCCGCCGCCCAAAGAGCGTATACCCGTCTTGAGCGTGATACGCTGCTACAGGTGGACGATGAAAGCATTATCACCGCCGGTACTGCCGCCGTGCTTCGTCAAAAGCTGTTGCAGCTCTGCAATGGTGCTGTCTATGATGAAGAGGGCAATGTAGTGGAATTGCATTCCTGCAAAATGGAGGCCCTGTTGGAGGTTGTGGAACAGCTTAACGGGCAACACGCCATTATCTGCTATAATTTCAAGCATGACCGGGAACGCCTGCTATCTGCCTTAAAAGCTACACATCTGCGCGTGGAAGTGTACCAGGGCAAACAGCAGGAGGAAGATTGGAACGCCGGAAATATTGATTTGCTGCTTGTTCAGCCCGCGAGCTGTGGCTACGGCCTCAATCTGCAGGAGGGCGGGCATCATATCATCTGGTTTGGCCTCAATGACAGTTTGGAGCTTTACCAACAGACCAATAAACGTCTCCACCGGCAGGGGCAGCCGTACCCCGTTATCGTGCATCATCTTGTGGTGCAGGGCGGCACTGATGAAGACGTTATTAAGGCTTTGGGCGGTAAGGCTGACGCGCAGGACTGCTTGCTTGAAGCTCTGAAGGTACGGATCAGACAGGCAAAGGAGGCCGCATGACTGTAAAAGAATTATCTCAACTGTACCACCTCAACAGAGAGGTGGAGATGGATCAAAAGAGGCTTGCAGATTTGGATTCTGAAATTCAACGGGACGAATCACGGCTTGCCGTCCTGGAAGCAAAATCCACATCCGTATCCTCTCCCGCCTACGATGGTATGCCCAAAAGCCCCTCTGGTGGAAATCAGATAGAATGCAGCGTTGCAGAGCTGGTAGATCTTCGGGATCTGATTGCCCGTAAAAAAGCGCTGCGTTCTGAATGTGCTATGACGATTCATGCAAAGCAGATTCTCTGTTTAACTGAGCGCAATCGCCTTGAAAGATACATAGCCAATGTGCCGGACAGCTTGACCCGGCAGATTATGACTCTGCGCTTCATTAACGGCTTGGGCTGGTGGCAGGTGGCATATTCCATCGGTGGTAATAATACTGGGGATAGCGTTCGTATGAATGTAAAACGGTATCTGGAAAACGAAAATACAGCTGACCAATAATCCTGTTCGTTCTGTTCGTTCTTTTCTCTAAGGACGTGTTACAATGCTAGAGTGGATTTTTGGACACACGGAGGCGGCTTCGGTTTGCCTCCGCCTTAGCTGACTTCGTGACGATCCACGCCCCCGGCGCTCTCCCTTCGTCGGGGGTATTAAATAAAAAGTGAAGGAGGCGGAGTGCCCGTGTACCGGCAGGGACGCAACTATGAGAATCTGAACAGGTGCATATTTGACGGTACGGGTACATACGGCATTCCTCTCCTAGACCCTATAACGCTTGATAAGTGCAACCCTGATAGCTTTATCGGTTTTAACTATGCCAAAAGCTGCAAGGCGCCGCACAATAAAGGTGTTCATTTCTTCATCGATGATTACCAGTTTACCCGGTGTTGGAGTAATCCAGACGCATACATTGAGCTGCTGTCCGGCTTTAAGGCAGTATGCGCTCCTGACTTTTCCACATACACCGATTTTCCCAGGGCGGTGCAAATCTATAACCACTACCGGAAGCACTGGCTGGGTGCTTACTGGCAGCAGAACGGGATCAATGTCATTCCTACAATCAGTTGGAGCGACAAAGAAAGTTTTGCATGGTGCTTCGATGGCGAGCCTGTAGGGGCTTGCGTTGCAGTATCCTCTGTGGGAACTCAGATGAATGCACAATCCCGTGCTCTGTTCCTAGCAGGCTACAACGAAATGCTGGCACGGCTTCAGCCCCGGCGGATCTTCTTTTATGGCCTTGTTCCGGATGAATGTGCTGGTAATATCGTCCAGCTTGCCGCTTTTCAGGACAGTATCAAAGAGCGGTGCAAACGAAACAACTAATAAACACGGCCCCCTATCACAATGGTCTGAGTGCTACGATCCGCAAAGGCGGCGTGGGCGGCTTGCAACGCAGAGGGGTTACACGGCGGGTTAGCTCAGATGGTAGAGCAGCGGATCTATAATCCGAAGATCACAGGTTCGAGGCCTGTACCCGCTACCAACATGGCATCTTACTCAAGAGGTTTAAGAGGTCTGTTTGCTAAACAGATAGCCCCGGAAACGGGGGCGCAGGTTCGAATCCTGCAGGTGCCGCCAGTGGGGTTTTCTCATTTACCCACTTTCATCTTCATTCCTTTCTTTTGTGTGTGCAGACGCACATCTGCTGCAGTGGCCCCCGCCGCTGCAGCACTCTTTTTACTCTTTTCTTCGGAGGTGTTCACATGGGCGGCAGAGGCGCATCTAGCGGACTATCCGCAAAAGGCAAGCCCTACGGCTCCGAATTTAGCACGCTGTTAAAAACAGGTAATATCAAGTTTGTGCGGTATAATGATAGCTCTGCAGCAAAAACACCGCAGGAAACAATGACAAAAGGCCGCGTGTATGTGACAGTTAATGCCCGAAACGAGCTTACCGCAATCACATACTATGATCGGGAGGGCAAACGAAATAAAACCGTTGACCTCAATCACAAGCATGACGGGAAACAGCCACACACGCATCATGGGTATAACCACGCAGAGGGTGGTACTACTGGCTTATCGCCTAAAGAGGTCGCGCTTATTGATTTTGTCAGGAGAACGTGGTACAATAAGCACAGCAAGTAGTCGTATAGGGTGAGTACACGGTGTTAGCCGTTGCCCCGGTTGAAATCCGGGCGCTTGCTATGGGGTGCAGAAATGTGCCCCTTTTTCATTGCAAATATTCAACCGTCAGCGGATTTCCCGTTGGCGGTTTTTTCATATCAAAAATCAAATGAACTGAGGTGGAACAAATGCAGTTAGACCAATTCAGAAGCGAATTTAAGAGGCTCAACGGTGTATATGCGACTGATGAAGTCGTGCTGTTCCGCAAACCCCTTGAGTTGTACAGCCTGACCACAGGACAGACAATCGCAACATTCCGAAATCTGGATGAAGCTTTGGCCTTTGAGATCGACGGTAAGACTCTGCTGCAGCGGATTAGTGCATGGTCTGAGATCGTTTTCCCGGTTGAGCATGGCGGCAGAGGCGGCGGATCTGGTATGGGCTTTGATGGTGGTTGGCCCTCCGCAGGCGGAGGCAATAGCAAGGATGAAACCACATCTGACTTTCCCGCCCGCATGAATACCCGGCTGAGTGTTAACCGTACCTACGAGGATATGGTACGGGCTTTTGCTGCAGCCCACGCAAGCGACGATATCGAACACGGTATTGTCGTTGATTCTCAGGGCTTTGCGACTAAATACCGCCACGGCAATGCTGGATCTATCTCCGGTCTGTCCGGTAGCCGGTCTGAAATTGCTATTCACAATCACCCTAAAGACGGCTGGCCCACGTTCTCTAAAGAGGACGTTATCAATACCGCTATGGGGTCACGTCGGGGCATTGTTGCTGTCAGCTCCAAGCAGGGGCGCAGTGCAGAAACCGCTAAATATGCCGGTACTTACTCTTTCGTAAAGGGTAATCGTTTCGACGCATCCGGCTTTATCAAAGGCGTCAACAGGGCGAAGCTGTCCGGTAAGGACTATAACGACGCTGTTGATAAGTGGCTTCGGAACAATCAGAAGAAATACGGCTACAAGTACAGCTATATCCGCGCATAAAAGAATCAGGCCTCAATTCTGAAATAGGAGGTGTGAAACGTGAGCAGACCACAGGACAAGCACCTGATTCCTCTTACTGAGCGCAGTGAAGAAGAGGCTCACGCTATCCGCTCCGCTGGTGGCAAGGCCTCTCAGGAAAAGAGAAAGCGCAGACTTGAGCAACAGTATCTTTTAGGCAAATATGCAGGCGTTCCCATCCTGGATAAGCGCACAGTTAAGAAGTTTGAGCGCATGGGGTTTGAGAGTGATGAAATCACCAAAGCCCTTGAGATCACAGACGCTATTATGCGAGGTGCAAGAAATGGCGATCCCCGTATGATTGAAATTTATCTGCGTCTTACCGGCGAGGATCGTCCTGAGCCTCCGCAGAAAGAAAATAATCTGCTTGAGGCCCTTCAGAATATGACAAAGGAGGATATGGACACCGATGACTTACCAGAGCTTCAGCAAGAGGCAGAAGCTGACGTTGACATGGTGGAACAGGCCGAAGTTTAAGGATTATGACGGCATCATCTGCGACGGCTCCATTCGATCTGGTAAGACGGTTTCTATGTCTGACGGCTTCATTCTGTGGAGCATGAGTTGCTTCAACGGTCAGAACTTTGCTATTTGCGGTAAAACAATCGAAAGTTTACGCCGCAACGTTATTACCCTCATGCCGCAGTGGCTTGAGGGTATTGTATCAATCACAGAGCGCCGCAGCGAAAACAAGCTGATTATCACTAACGGCAAAACCACCAATACATACTATATGTTCGGCGGTAAAGACGAATCGAGCTACACACTTGTGCAGGGTATCACGCTTGCAGGTGTGCTGTTTGATGAAGTTGCCCTTATGCCCCGCTCCTTTGTAGAGCAGGCCATGGCCCGTTGCTCTGTGGACGGGTCTAAATTTTGGTTTAACTGTAACCCCGAAAACCCCGGCCACTGGTTTTATGTGGAATGGATTAAAAAAGCCAAAGAGCGAAACATCCTGTATCTGCATTTCACCATGGATGATAATCTGAGCCTGTCCGAAAAGATCAAGGCCCGATACGAGGGTATGTATACCGGCGTGTTCTATCGCCGGTATATTCTGGGTTTGTGGGTTAAGGCTGAGGGTCTTGTATACCCCATGTTTAACCGTGCTGCCCATGCAGTTAAGACCGTGCCTAAGCGCAGTCCCCGCCACAGATATTATGTATCGGTAGACTATGGTACGGTTAACCCCTTTGCAGCAGGACTGTATGACTACGATCCCGGCGCACAAAAGGCCATCATGGTCAGAGAGCTTTATTACAAAGGTGGTAGTAATAACCGCGTCGATAATGAAGCCTATTATAAAATGCTGTGTGAGTTGATCGGTGATTATCCGATTGAGTACATCATCATTGACCCCTCAGCCGCGTCTATGATCGAAACAATTCAAAAATACGGTAAATATATAGTCGTAAAGGCCGATAATGACGTTTTGAACGGCATCCAGGATGTTACAAAGTTCCTTAATGCAGGCTGCCTGTACTTCCATAGGAGCTGTAAAAACACCTTCGATGAATTTGAAACCTATTCTTGGGATGAAGAATCCGAAGAGGATAAGGTTATTAAAACTAACGATCACAGCATGGACCAAATACGGTATTTCTGTAGAACGGCCCTTCGCAGCGAACTCAAATGGATAGTTTAAGGCGGTGATGGAATGAATTTTTTTACACGCCTGTTAAGGAGGATTCACAGTATGCTTTTTGTGAATAACACCGACATTGGCAAGGTGTTTGGCGTTGAACTCATTACATCCGATGAAATGAACAACGCCTTAAAACGGTGGGATGAGATTTCCACTGGCAAGCCCCCTTGGAAAAATGAGGGGGATGAAATCGATACCATTAACATGGCAAAGCTTATCGCAGATTATCGTGCAAAGCTGACCATGTTGGATATTGGCATTGCTATCTCTGGCAGTGCAAGAGCGGATTTCCTGCAAACATTAGCCGACGATTTGCTGAAACGCCTCCCCGAAAAGTTACCCGAAGCAGACCGGCTGGGCGGCATCATTATTAAGTGGAATGGCGATTCCTGGGATTTTGTTCTCCCCGGTAACTTTGGCATTACCGCGAAAAACAATAACGGTGAAATTGAGGGTGCTATTTTTGCATCTCACACTTCAGAGGGCGACAATCACTATACCCGGCTGGAATACCACCGTTTTGAGGGCAATGATGAAAACGGCAGAGTTTACCGGATCACCAATAAGGCATTCAAAAATCAGTTCGTAGGAGAAGGTAAATATAATCTTGGCCGCCCCGTCGCGCTGCAGTCTGTGGCCGCATGGTCTGACATGATCGAAGAGGCCAGTATTTCCAAGCTGGAAAAACCCCTCTTTGCTTACTTTCGCATTCCCGGCGCAAATACCATAGATCCCGCGTCCCCGCTGGGCTTGTCTGTATTTGCCAATGCTCAGCATGAGTTAAAAGCTCTGGATATCGCTATCAGCCGGAAGGATTCTGAGGTTGAGGACAGTAAGCACATTACATTTGTCGGTCAGGCCCTCATTCAGAATGCACAGAATAAGGGCATTGAGCTTCCCCGCTTTGTTAAAGGCCTGGGCATGGGTCTGAATGACGGTGAAGTATCTGCCATCCATGAACACGTTCCCACGCTGCTGACGGATCAGCGGATTAAAGATATCAATTTCAATCTTTCCCTTGTCGGTGTTAAGTGTGGATTCTCTGAGGGTGTGTTCGTCATGGACGGCCAGACCGGCGTAATCACTGCCACTCAGGTTGAGTCTGATGACCGTGACACGATCCAGACCATTAAAACTGACCGTGACGCGCTGCAGGATGCATTGGCGCAGGCTTTCTACGGTGCTGATGCGCTCACTACGCTATACGGTTTGGCTCCGCTGGGTGAATATGAGGTTAATTATAGCTTCGGTGACATCACCTATAACTACGAAGAAGACCGGGCTAGATGGTGGGGCTATGTCCAGGCAGGCAAGGCTCCCGCATGGCTGTTTTTTGTTAAATTTGAAAAAATGAGTAAAGAAGAAGCCAAAGCAATGACTGCTGAAGCAGAGGCCGCAAATATGGAGGCTGCAGGGCTGTTTTCTCAGCCGTAACGGAGGTGTTCGCTTATGCTGACACCTCAAGAGTTACTTGAGATCATAGATACCATGCACCCTCAGCTTGACGAACTGAACACCTGGATCACTATGGATCTGATTAAGCGCATAATGGAACGCTTAGGCAAGGGTAAGGATTTTGTGCTTTCCCCTACAGATGAATGGCAGATTCAAGTATATCAGTCCGCCGGTGGACACCTTGACGCTATGCAGCGAGAGATTGCCCGATTCACCAAACGCTCTGCAGCAGAGGTACAGGCTATTTTTGAGGGCGCGGGAGTGATGGCGTTTGCAAGGGATAACGATTTTTATGTTGCCCACGGACTGCCCTCACAAACACTTGCACAATCTGAGGAAATGATTCAGCTTTTGACCGACTCCTATCAACGGACAAATGCTGAGATCCGCAACTTTACTCGTACCACCGCAAAGGCAAGCCAGAAACGGCTTGTTAACGTTTTGGATACCGCCCATTTTAAGGTAATGAGCGGTGCAACCTCTTATACACAGGCTGTAAAAGAGGCTGTAAACGATATTGCTGTACACCAGACAAAGGTTTACTATCCTACAGGTCATGTGGATACCATAGAAACCGCTGTACTTCGTGCCGTCCGTACAGGCGTAGCACAGGCAAGTGGAAACATGGCAATCCAGAGTATGATTGAAAGGGAATGGGATCTTATCCGGGTATCCGCTCACATTGGCGCTCGTTACGGTGACGGCGGTGAAAATCCCGGAAATCACTTTTGGTGGCAGGGTAAGTTATATAGCCGGACTGGTAAAACTCCTGGATATCCCCTATTTGCTGAAACCACAGGCTACGGCACAGGCGAGGGCTTGAGCGGCTGGAATTGCCGCCACTCATTCGGCCCAGGAGATCCAGACCATAATCCATTTAAGGAATTTGACAGCGAAGAAAATAAAAGGGTTTATGACCTGTCGCAAAAACAACGTAGAGCCGAAGCCCGTATTCGTGGCACCAAGCTAAAGTTGCTGGGCTACCGGGCGGCTATTGATGCTGCTGAGGATCAGGAGCTGAAAGCTACACTTGAGAACGAGTACAGTAAATCTGCATTACTTCTCCGAAAGCAGAACACATTTTACAATGCTTTCTGCGAGGAAAACGGCCTTAAACGGTTATCTGACCGCATCACGGTTGCAAAATGGAATCGTTCTGAGGCAGCAAAGGCTACTGCAGCGGCCCGAAAAGCCCTATCCCAATAAAATCACAGGATCTTTGTGGAGCAATTCATAAAGATCCTGTTTTTTATGCCCCTCAAGGTATCACCGGTTCGACTCCGGTAAGGGGTACAACATTAGTCAACCCGGTTGACTTAATAATTCCGGGACGATGGGACACGGCAACGTCCTAAAAAGCCTAATCATCGGATTTGGAGGTAACTCTATGAAAACAGAAGAATTGACCGCAATCGGCCTGTCTGAGGAACAGGCTACTCAGGTACTTGCCATTCACGGTAAGGACATTGAGAAGCATAAGAAGACCATCACTACTCTGGAAACTGAGCGGGACGGTCTGAGGGGACAGCTCGACACCGCCGAAACCACTCTGAAGAAGTTTGAGGGCATTGATCCTCAGCAGATTCAGCAGGAGATCCAGACCTATAAGAAGCAGGCTGAGGACGCACAGAAGAATTTCAATGCCCAAATTACCGCCCGCGATCAGAAGGACTGGCTGAAGCAGAAGTTTGATGAATACGGCGTCACTTCTCCCTACGCCCGCAAACAGCTTGAGGCTGAGTGCATGGCAGAGGGCAGCGGCTGCACATGGAAGGACGGCGCATACTTCGGCTTTGAAGATTACATGAAGGCCGCTAAGGCAAAGGACAACAGCCTGTATATGACCGCTGAGGAAAAGGCAGCGGCTGCGAAGGCTGCAGGCCTGCAGGGCAAGGCCCCCGCCTTTACCGGGGCTGTGAGTAATCCTACTCCCGCGCCCAAGAAATTTACGCCCCCCAAGATCTTCTAACCCTTAAAAATTTTTATCCGAAAGGAAGTATGAACAATGCCTCGTATTACTGCACTGAATATCCTTACTCAGGAAGAGGGTAAGGAATACCTGTCTGAGCTGTATGGCCGTGTCATTGAGAACGTCCAGAAAGCTCTGATTTCTGCGAAGCTGAAGAATATGGATCTGTCCGGTGATCCCACTTCCGGCTCCGTTGAAGCTAAGCGTTTTGTGAACGCTAAGCCCCAGGCCTACGGCACTGCCCGTACTGCCGGTAAGGGCAACGCCGTTAAGGCAAAGCCTGTCAATGTCATCATCGACACTGACCAGGAAATCGTTGAAGAACTGGAAGAGAAGGATACCCGGCTGTACGGCGTAGACGGCTTGCTGGATCGTCGCGCCGCAAACCACGTCCTGCAGATGGCTACTGAGCTGGATACTGCATTCTTCCAGGAAGCTGCCGCCGTGGCTGTCGAGGTCGAGATTGATCCCGCTGCCGCTATCGAAGACATTCTGGAAGCTGTCATTCAGGAGTGTGAGAACACCCAGAATGATTTTGTTGACGGCGTGCCCCGCGCTCTGATGCATCTGTCCCTGTCCAGCAAGTATTACGGCAAGGTCCGCAACAACCTGGATAAGCAGACCCGTTCCAACGTGGATACCGGTGATGAAGAGTTCTACGTCTGGCACGGCGTTGAGACTGAATCCAACATCCATCTGCCCGCAGGCTGCGATCTGCTGCTGCAGGTTCGTGGTGCTGTCGCTCAGCCCGTCATGGCGGATCAGTATGTTGCTGAAAAGATCCCCCTGTCCAACGCTTACGGCGTGGAGATGTTCTACCATTACGGCACCGATGCCGTCACCCCTGACCTGATTTTCAAGGCCGTTGAGAAGAGCGCGTAAGCGCTCTTCCTTCCAAAACTCTAAAGGAGGATATGTAACATGAGATTCAAGAATGTTAAAACCGGCAATATCGTCAGAACTGAAGACAAGGGCACTATCGCCCTGATGCTGAAGTCTGAACGCTATGAGAAGGTCGAAGAAAAGACCGCTAAGCGGGCTACCAAAAAGGCTGCAGGCGACAAGATCGAAGACGATAAGACCGAAGACACTACCGACTAAGGAGGACAGCCCATGGCATACGCCGATTTAGACTTTTACCAGAAGTCCTTTTTCGGTGATGTGCTGACTGAGGAAAACGCGGATAAGTGGCTTGCCCGTGCAAGTGACGAGTTGGACGGCCCAACCTTTGGGCGCTTGACTTTCGCATTTCCAACTGTTGAAGCACACGCTGCAAAAGTGAAAAAGGCTGTATGTGCCATTGCTGAAGCTCTCTTTTATATCGATGTACAGCGTGCCGCTGCATCTGCCCAGAAAGCCGCTGACGGGAGCTACCGTGGCACTGTAGCGTCCATTTCTTCTGGGCGAGAATCTATTTCCTATTCCACAAATGCCGCCAATACGGTCTACGCAACCGCTGCTGCGAGTGACCTCGCGCAAGTCGCTCTGATTAACGGTATCGCTGCAAAGTATCTGGCGAACATCCCGGATGCTAACGGTGTTAATCTCTTGTATGCGGGAGGTGTGAAGCGTGTACCAGAATACAATCACGGTATTTAACTTCCATGAAGATAGCGCTGCTTGGTATCCGTCTGTCATTAAGGGCGCTGATTTGACAGAAACCAAATCCAGCGGCTCCACTACGACGGGAAAAAACAACGCTGATACTGTGGATGTGATCGTTCATTGCTCTGGTGACAAGCAAATCACCACGACAGCAGGAGCGAAAAGCTACACCGGGCCGAAAGAATACGCAAAATGCAAAAATCCTGCGGAACGAATTACCTTCAAGCCTGAATGCGATTTTATCTATGACGGTGAATGGCCGGATCTTACCCCCATCTCTGATGAAGGGTATGATTCCGGCCTTTATCATGCCATGAATGACGCATACGACGGTGTTTACATGGTTACCTCTGCGGTGTTCTTTGGTCTGCTTCCTCATTTTGAGATCGGAGGCAGGTAATGTGTCAGACACATTCCACTTTCCTTACATCTCATATGTAAGTGGCAGTTTTCGTGTTGAAATAGACCTCAAGCCCTATGAGCAGCGACACATCGAAGCGCAGCAGTGGCTCGGTGATCGTGTCCTGGAGGATTGTAGAGCTGTCATGCCAATTTTGACAGGAGGATTGCAACAGCGTTCTCATGTCAAATACGGTGGACGGCAAGTGGTATTCCCCGGCCCTTATGCTCGTTTTCAGCATGAAGGTCTGGTTATGGTTGACCCCGATACCGGAAGTCCCTGGGCGCGTAAGGGCGTTACAAAAGTTGTAACTGACAGACCCCTTACCTACTCAAATCCGGAAGCAACAGATCATTGGTTTGATGCTCAAAAAGCTAAGTATGGCGATTACTGGATTAACGGCGTAAGAGAACGGATTGGAGGTAAATAACCATGACACCACAAAAAACTGCAATCGATATCGACGGAACGGAAGCAGTCAGCAGAGTTATGTTAGCTCTGCTGAATCAGTTTCCCGGATTAGGTGAGAAGAAAATTCTATTTTCCACCTTGTCTGAAACTTCCGGAATCGGATTCTTCCCCACGTCCGGGGCCGCCCTCATGTCAAACACAGAAGATATTATAGGCCACGTCAAACAGGTGTGCGCTTATCCGTTCAATGTGATTTATAGAGCTGCCCCTAAGTCTGAAACCCAAAGGCTGAAGATCAAGGAGCTGCTGGATGGCCTTGGAAGATGGCTTGAGCAGCAGCCTATCGTCATAAATGACACGGAATACCGATTGATAGAGTATCCCGCTCTTTCCTCCGGAAATCGGGAAATCAAAACAATTAACCGTACAAATCCCGGCCACCTTTATGCCGCTTATCAGGACGGTATTGAGGATTGGCTTATTTCTCTCACTCTTCATTATGAAAACGAATTTGACAAATAGTAAGGAGTTGATTTCCAATGGCAAAATTTGAGCGCAAGTATTTGGCACATTACATTGATGCTGGCTTTGGCAGTGAAGCAACCAACTATGTCCGCCTGGGAAAAGACCTGGAGGAATACAACGAAGAGCTTAATCCTGACATTGAGCTGCAGCCCAACATCTTGGGCGAGCAGAATGTCAAGCACAACGGCTATGAGGTTCAGTCTGAGGTCGATCCTTTCTACGCATACAGCGACGATCCTCTGTACGCTCAGCTGGCAAAGATTGCCAATGAGCGTCTGACCGGCGATGCCTGCGTGACTACCAAAGTTGATGTGCTGGTAGACGAAAAGGGCACGCAGGTATGGGCATACCGTGAGGATGTTTATGTCGTGCCTAATTCCATCGGCGGCGACACCTCCGGTGTTCAGATCCCCTTCACTGTCTACAATGCCGGTAATCGCGTTGCCGGTACTTGGGACAGCAAGACCAAGACCTTTACTGAAACCCCTGTAAACGAATAACAAAATGGACCCATTACATCTTTTATGGATCGTACCCCTGTCAATGATAGCCGGTGCATTTTGCATGGCTCTAATTGCGATCCGTAATGGACATTTACCGCGTAAGGAAGAACAACAACAGTAAAACAGAAGCCACGGTATCTGTATTTTCTGATTGATCTTCACAATCTGATACCGTGTGATTTCTTTTCCGAATTTTAGACACATCATAATCGTCTGAGGACAGTCCAATGGGGCTGTCCTCATTTCACACTATAAGGAGGCTAGTTTATGACGGAGAACAATTTTATGAAAATCGTTGTGGACGAAGGTAGCGTCAAGGTACCTGTCTGCAATAAACACGGTGATGAGATCGGCGTGTTTTATTTCCAGCCTACCGACATTGGTATGGTTGACCGCTACAACAAAGCTGTTGCTGAGTTCGATAAGATTACCGAACCCCTTGAAAACGTAAATATCAAGGGTGATGGAACCGTGGACAAGGATGACGAATCCGGTTTTGAGGCCATGCGCGAAGCAGAGCGGCGGCTGTATGAGGCCTGCGATTATCTGTTCGGTGGCAATATGTCTGAAGCGTTCTTTGGTAAGGTGCATCCGTTTTCTCCCGTAAATGGCCGTTTTTACTGTGAAAACGCCCTGGAAGCTGTCGGCAAGTTTATCAGCCGTCAGTTTGAACGCGAGACGGCGAAGGTCAATAGCCGGGTAAAAAAGTACACGCAGGGCTATCAGCCACACAGCCATAAGTCCGGCAAACACAAAGGCGGCAAAAAATGATCGGGCAGCTCCCACGCGGTCTGGAAGTCAACGGACACATACGCTCCATACGTTCTGATTTCCGGGACGTACTCAAAATCCTTTGTGCATTCTCAGATCCTGAATTAGAAAACAGTGAAAAGGTTTATATCTGCCTGTTTATTCTCTATGAGGATTTTGAGAGCATCCCGGAGGATGATTACGAAGTAGCATTCAAAGCAGCGATAAATTTCATCGACAACGGCGCAGAGGAAGAAGATAGAAAATCTCCCAGAGTGATGGACTGGGAACAGGATGAAAATTTACTGTTTCCGGCGATCAATAAAGTTGCAGGGTGTGAGGTTCGCAGTGCTGAATATATCCATTGGTGGACCTTTATGGGCTACTACATGGAAATATCCGAAGGTGTTTTTTCAAACATCATTAGTCTGCGGATGAAAAAAGCAAAGGGTAAGAATCTGGAAAAATGGGAGCGAGAATTTTGGAACGCTAATAAAAAAGCCTGCGTCCTAGCCCCGAAGCTGACAGCTGAGGAAAAGGCGGCAAAGGAGCGGCTTAATGCGCTATTAGGATAGTATAAGGTAGGTGGTTACATGGCGGATCAGGCCGACGGCTCCATCATTGTTGATACTGAAGTTAATCCGGAGGGATTTAAGGCGGGTAGTGCCGAACTGCTGGCAGCCATCAAATCTCTGTCTACTGAGGTTAAGGAGCTTGGCAAGACCCTAAAAGAAACCTTTGGAGGCAATAATAAGAGCGTAAGCGAGACGGATAACAAGGTCCAAGCACTGGAATCCACCATTTCCAGCCTGCAATCGGAAACCGAATCCTTAAAAACCACTATCACAGAGCTTGAGGAAAAGCTCAAAAATCTTAGCGGAGTACAGTCCCATGAAACGCCTATTGATGGGGTTGCCGAATCCGCACAAGCGGCGGATACCCAAGTAACAGAACTGCAATCGAAGATCCGAGACTTAGAAAATGTTATTGCTCAGATGCAGTCTGAGCTTAACGGTGCTTTCTCTGATCCTGCTGATATCGATTTTAATACCAACGCAGCCGAGGAGAAAATCGCATCTCTGGAATCTAAAGTGGAGGAATTGGAAAGCCACATTGCCGCTTTGCAGACAAGAAACGCGACAGCTACACCTACCGCTAATTTTAGCGGTACAGCAACAGGGACATCCAGCCTGCAGCGTCAGGTTGATTCTGTAAGTAACAGTGTATCCCGCTTAGAGAATACATTCCAACGGGCCATGGGCGGCAATGAAAGCGCCATGGCCTCTTTTCATTCTAAGGCATCTGAGCTGGAACAAAAAATAGCTGATATAAAAACAAAACTGGAAGCTTTAGGTCAAGCAAAAATTCCTACAGACCGGTATAAAACATTAGAAAGCACAGTTAATAAACTGGAAGGTAAACTTATCCAGCTTATTAACCGGCAAGATAAAATGTCAGCTATGGGAGTCAAAGAGAATACGAAGCAGTGGCAGAATCTACAATATGAGATTGATGAAACTATTCGTAAACTGGAACGCGCAAATAGTGAAATGTCTGTGTTGCGCGGCGGTGGACACGCATACACACTAGGATCTGATACCGCTCAGTATCAGCAGCTTTCTTCCACCCTTGCACAAGCATCTGCACAGCTATCTCAAATGCAGTCCGATGCATCTGCTGCAAGTAGAGCCGTGTCCGGTATCGGAAATGTAGCAAAATCCGCGTATTCATGGATTAGCAAAATGGCGAAAGCAGTTGGAAATCGTTTGGTTTCTAGTATTAAATCTGCGGTTAAGGGGATGGCAAAGCTCGTAACGGGCACCAAATCCGCAGACAAACAATTCGGCCGCCTAATTTCCAACGCTAAACAGTTCACACTGAGCTTACTGGGCGCAAGAGGTGTGTATGCTTTGCTGCGAAAAGCAGTTAGCGCATACATGGCAGAAAATGAGCAACTTACAGCAAATCTAAATGCCTGTTGGTCCAGTCTCGGCAATATTCTCGGACCAATTATTAACCGTGTTATTACTCTAGTATCCACTGCGATTGCATACCTTACGAAGTTCCTTAATCTACTGGGATTCGTCGGAAAGAGCACATCCAATGCAATCAACAGTGCCGGTGGCGCAGCTGCAAGCCAAGTAAAAAAATTGCAACGACACCTAGCATCCTTTGATGAACTGGAAAGATTGGGTGATAACAACACCGATGATGGCGGTTCTGGTGGCGCATCTGACATCCAAGGTGTAATGCCGGAAGTCACACTGCCTAACTGGGTCGAACAGATCGTAGAGCAACTCAAAGCCGGAAATTGGAGCGAAGCCGCAACAATTCTGGCAGATCAGCTCAACAGTATGGTCGATAGTGTTGATTGGGAAGGTATCGGAAGCAAGATCGGATATTACCTCAACGGTGCTCTAGAATTTCTGGCAACAGCTATCAAAAAGTTTGACTGGTTCAAGCTGGGTTCAAACCTTGGAAAGCTAATAAATAATATTATTTATGGTGTTGACTGGGAAAATCTTGGCGTTGTCCTCGGTTGGAAATTCATTGCACTCATTGAAGGTCTAGGAGGCCTCTTTGCGACACTCGACTGGGCCGCACTGGGTAGGGCGTTGAGTGATGCCTTTATGGGACTGTGGAATGCTATAGACTGGATTCAGGCAGCAAAAACACTGTCTGACGGCATAATTGGTGTTCTTAATGGTCTGAGTACCGCAATCGAAAATGTAAACTGGCAAAAGCTGGGTAACGATATCGCAGTATTCATTGCGAACATCGATTATTCCGGCGTTTTTTCTGCCCTTTCTCGGGGAATTGGTGCAGCGTTAGGCGGTATAGCTGGCTTTCTCAGGGGGCTAATTGAGGAAGCGTGGAACTCCGTCGTTGAATGGTGGCATGATGTTGCTTACGAAGACGGCCAATTTACCGTTGAAGGGCTGCTACAGGGCATTTGGGACGCAATCTGCAATATAGGCAACTGGATCGTAGAGCATATTTTTAATCCGTTTATCGAAGGTTTCAAAGCCGCGTTCGGAATTAACTCCCCGTCTACCGTTATGCAGGAGCAAGGTAGATTCATTGTAGAAGGACTGCTTCTTGGATTGCAAGAAGCTTGGACGGGTCTGAAAGAGTGGATCACGACTGCCTTTAACGAGTTGCTGACCGTCGTACAGGAATGGTCTAGCAACGTCAAGGAGAGCATTACCTCCTGGATCAATGAAACAAAGGAGGGTATCACGGGATGGGTAGAGGAAACGAAAGGTAAAGTATCTGAATGGGCTGAAAACATAAAGTCAAAAATCAAAAATGCGACGACTGAATCCGAAAAAAGCATTGAACAGTGTGCCGAATCCACGGAGGAAATCATCACCGAAGTATCTGAAGAAACAAAGGCGGCAGTCGATGATGCTACATCCAGTGTAGAGGCAGATATCGAGGAATGTACCGAAAGTACAGAAAATACCGTCTCTGAGTGGGCAGATACCACGAAAACGGAGATTGCTTCCTGGACCTCTGAAACAGAATCGGATATCGCCTCCTGGGGTGCTGAAGTTGACGGCACGATTGATTCTAAGACGGATTCTGTGAAAAGTACATTAGCAAACGGCTTCCGAGTTGCACGTGATAGCATAGTCAATAATATGCAAAATGCAATGAGCACACTAAAGAGCCAAGATTGGTACGGTATCGGTTCCGATATTTGTTCGGGTATCGCCAATGGTTTAAGTGCTGGTTGGTCTTGGCTGATTGACCTTGTATGCAAAATCGTAAACAGCCTCTACAGTGCCGCTTGCAGAGCCTTGGGCATTCATTCTCCGTCCAGGCTATTCCGTGATGGTGTTGGTAAAAACATCGGTCTGGGCGTCGGCGAAGGTATTGAGGCTTCTGAATCTTCCGTGCTTGACAGTGTAATTGGTATCGCGGATGCAATTTCGGAAGAATTTAAGGCTAATGAGTATTCCATTGATGGGATATTGACCAATACAAAGGTCGATCAGGCGCTTACTTCCTTCTCGGATAAAATTGCTAACAGCTTCACTGCTCTCATGGATCGTATGCAGGCAATCGCCGAGAGCGCAACGTTTTCCGTGCCTAAGCTTGCTTCTGGTTCTGTGGTACCGTACAATGCTGCAGCAACCATGATCAAAGAAAGCGCCCCCGGCGGAACCGGTAACGAATCCATCGTTGCTGCAATCGCAGATCTGCTGGGTGCTGACGTTGCATCCTATGAGGCAATCCTGGACAAGCTGGACGCAATTCTGCAGGCAATCGATGAAATTGAAATCGGAGATACCACTATTGGAGAAGCCAATCAGAGGTATGTTCGTAAAATGAACGTGATTCGAGGTGTGAACGCATGAGACAGTTATGGGATAAATTCAAAGTAAACGGCAAGCCCATTTTCACCCCTGATGCTGATATCGAAATGCTGTTCTCGGATCTCGATTCGAGCGATTCCGGCAGAGACGAAGGTGGTGTTATGCACCGCATTGTAATCCGGTATAAGGTTGGTAAATGGACTATCTGCTACAGTGAAATCACAGAAGCAGAAAAACAATATATGGAAAGTCTGTTCCCGGATGCAGAGGATTTTTCCTTTGAACATCCTGACCGAATCGACTCTTCCAAGCAAGTAACCTGTCAGGCATATCGATCCAGCTACCCCATCACATGGGCAAATGCGGTCACTGGTATCTGGAAAAACTATAAGCTGGTAATTATTGAGAATTAGGAGGAAGGACAATGCTGAGAAATCTGATTGTGCTGCCAGACGGCACGGAAATATTCTCTGGCCCTAACTCCGTAAACGCGATTCAGACTACCACGCTTACTGATAGTGTAAACAGCGGTACGGAACTCACCTTGGGTTCCGTCTGCTGTGCAGCTTTGGAAGTCAAGCTGTTTACCCCCGGCGGCAATCTAAACATTGCAGTAGGAAATGAAATCACCCTCTACAAGGTGGATGGTAGCGGCAACAGAACACAGGCCGGTATATTCCGAATGGAGGCTCCTGAACGTCCCAGCTGGAACACATACAAGTTTATTGCCTATGACCGCATTTCTCGTTTGGATACTGATTTGACGGAATGGGTGCAATCCCTAACCGGCTGGCCGTATTCACTGCTTACCTTTGCGCAGATGGTTTGTGAAGAGTGCAAGCTCTCATTGGTAAACACCGAGATTCCTAACGGTGATTTTCTGGTGAATGAATTTGCACCCAGAACATTGACAGGCCGTGAACTTATGAGCTGGATCGGGCAAATCGCCGCACGTTTCTGTAGAGCTACACCGGACGGAAAGATCGAATTTGCATGGTATGAGGATTCCGGGATCACTCTAACGCCCAGCGGAGAGCGACACTACTTCAGTCTAAAGTACGAGGATTATCAGGTTGCAAAGATCGATGCGGTGCAAGTACGGCTTGCTGAAAATGAATACGGCCTCCCGTGGCCGCAAATGAATGCTGGCACCAACTCATATATCATCTCTTGCAACCCCCTCATTACGGTAGTCGGGGACGATCTTAAAGCCAGACTGGCTACGATCAAAGCGGAAATATCCAGCACCACCTATACGCCCTGTAAGGTAGTGCTCATGGCATCTCTGGATATAAGGCCCGGGCACATCGTCCACATTGTTGATATCAACGGTAAAACCTTTGATACTTGCGTTATGACGAGGACGCAGCGCGGGCAGCGGGATACACTAGAATCAACAGGGTCTGCCAGAAGAGACAGTGCAACGAATATCAACAACTCGTCTACATCTCCAAATGAGACGAAAGATTATGCTGATGCGCTGCTAAAGAATCAGACGCAGGAAGACATCTTTAATAAGCTGACCAACAATGGAACTGTGCAGGGCTTGCTTATTGGCCCGGACGGGCAAATCTACATCAATGCCAGCTATATCAACAGCGGCATTCTGAATGCTGACCTGCTTAAATCCGGTACTCTGAATGCGGATCTGATTAAAGCTGGTATCCTTCAGTCTGAAGATGGAGAATCGTTCATTCTGGACCTTATCAACAATACGTTCAGTATGCGTGGCACGGGCCAGTTTATGTCCAGCGACGGAAAATCCTATATCACTGTTGAAGGTGATACATTTGTCCTGTATGCCCAGGAGGGCGAATACGGAGATTTCAAACCTATTGCCCGGATCGGCTTCAGTGAAGACTCCGAGGGTTATGACTATCCCTATATGCTGATGGGCAACGACGATAGCGAAGATTCGTCCAGACTGGGCCTTGTAAAGCAGTTTGCAAACGGTATCTATATCGGCAACTCGGCTCCACGCCTGTCTACGGGCAGCTTCGTCGGACTCAAGGGTGCCGTCGGATTCTTTATCAACACACAGGAGGGCCGAACATACAACGTTGTGGATACCGCCCTGTTTGACTCATTCTCAGCAGTATTTGCATAACAGGAGGTGATTGCATGGCAATGTCAGCGATTCCTGACGAAGAAGTTGAGGAGAGCCCCGGTCTAACCGAAATTCCGATACTGCCAGAGGATTATCCTCTATTTTCATGGGAAGATTGGCCTGAGTCCAGAGCCGCCCTTGTTTCCGGTACGCCCACTGAGTATTTTTCTAAAGAAACATGGAATGCCATTGTCGATGCAATCAACGATGCGTTGGGCATTGCCGGGATCGACTGGTATGACCCTCGACGCACTGATGAATGGGAACCCTACACAGTCGATGATTCTAAGATCCTACGGCCTTATGGACAGCTTACCGCCGCAGACTTCAATACCGTTTGCAATAACGTTGATATTGGTGCCCCTGCCAGCTGGGCATGGGCTATGGATGAGAATTTTCCCGGATATATCGGTAGAAAACGATTCAAGGGAACGACGATCACCTACGATGAAGACGGTGCTATTACCAAAATGAAATACGGCGACAAGGTATACGCTTCATATATTTTGGAGCTGGTACGCCGAGTCAATCTGATGCTGGGCCTAATGCGAGGTACAGTCCCCACAAAAGATGCGGCAGCGAGTATCAATGCAGGAACCTCCATCTATCATAAAGGCGCACGTTCTCTACCAGGTGCCCGTATCCGGCGTGAGTATACCATTCATACCAATATCAGTCTACCCAGCTTGGATATGTGGAATGCCATAGTCTTTGAACCGTATCCTTCCTTAATATGCAGCACTCATGCTGCCAGCATGGAAAAGCTGAATGCTGCAGGAATAACAAAGTACGTTAATTCCAAAACGCTGCGCAGTGTTACCGGCAGAGTCAATCATGCCCGGGTATACAATCTTGTAACGGAAATACTCACCAAATCAAATACTCAGGCGACTATTGTTCTGCCTGAGTATCTGTATCTGTCTGCTGAGAATATATCGCTTGCGACTGAAAAGGTAATAGCGGATCAAGTTCTACCGCTCCACACAATGGCGCAGGTTGCCACAAGCAGCCGCAGTAGTGCCGTTGTAGAGAGCGGATTGTTCCGCCCCGTAGATGTGCTTCAGCTGTCTCACAGCAAGCACCAGCTGGATGTATGCGGAAAAAGACGGGTACAGACTTCCTGCACTCCGATTTCCAGAACAGCAGCTTTAGTGGAAATTTATCAGGCGGTCATTACCCGGCTGCGGATGCATACGGAATTTAGTGTCGGGGTAATAGGCAGGGCATTTGCTGATGCCGTTAGGGACGTTCTTCTGTGGGATGCTTTTAAGTTCCTGCTCTCAGGGCGGCTCATATCAGTTCCTCCGACATCGGTACTGCTTCACCTGTATTCCGGTCAGATCTTCACCTCCAATACGGTAGTTACACTCCCGAACAATTTATGGCTTTTGGGGACTGACGGCTTAATCAACACAGCGAATATCAGGCATATGCACCCTGCGAATGTATTCTTGCTTGATGTGAATAATACGGTTCGTCATGCTAATGTGGCGTTGATGGGCCCTACAGCGTTGCTTTTGTTTGCGCGGAACCCGTCTCCCGGTGTGGCTGCGGGATTCCTGCAAAATCCTACGAATGTACTCCTGTACCTTCAGGATGCAGCAGTTAATCATGCGGCTGTACGACTCTATGGAGCATCGAATGCTTATCTGTTCGCCTATCAGTTGTTATTGTCCGTCACGAATATTGTGCTAGAAACCCCACGAGAAAACAGGTTGCTGGCATGGGCAACGAATGACGGGAACGCCGGTGCTGATGTGGAAGCCCCGATAGTCCTGCTGACGTTGGGACTGCTGAAACACCTGGGATTATGTAACGGTAAAGTGGATCAGCCAGAGCATACATGGTTAAGATCCATACACCACATCTTCGGTCATGCCGGGAGCAATCTGGATATACCGAAGGATTCATTGGCATCACTTACAGCGAAAGAAATACTGAACAGCCACCCCCACATTGATTTACCCAGAGATATTCTGCACTACACGTTAGAAGGTCTTTGCGGTATATATTGCTGCCCCCAGACTGACAATCCGCTGGATCATCTACTGCTTGCAACCATTGCAAATAGGGCACGGAGATCCCAGCCAAGAATAGATGCTCCCCGCAGTAATTGGCTACACGCCCTTATTATGGAGCGAAAAATGGGTGGATGCCCACGGCTGGATGCACCTCGTGAAAATCTGCTGCTCGTACCCGTACCGGAACGGAAAATGTGTGGATATCCAGAACTGGATGATCCTCGCAGCAATCTGCTGTATGTCTCTATACCGGAACGGAAAATGTACGGACAGCCGCAGGCAGACATCCCCCGTGATAATCTGTTGATCGTACCCATTCCTGAGAGAATGATGTGGAACCGTCCCAAGCGGGATACTCCCCGTGATTATTTCCTCAGGATCTTTGAGAGTGAAGTATATGGTCAGGCACAAATTGATGCCCCTCGTGAAAATTTGCTGTGTATTCCCATAGAGGATCAAATACCGTATAGCTACCCCCGCCAGGAATCTCCCTGCGCCAGTTTGCTATATTCCGTCTTTTTTGAATGGGAAACACACGGCTGCCCCATGCAGGAAGTACCACGCGGCTACTTCCTGCATAGTGCTATCGATGAAATGGGGATATCTGGTTATCCGCAAAACGACAGTCCGCAGCAAGTTTATCTCATTAACAGAAACGGCATTAAAACGCATACCGCAGAGACAACCGAAACCCCAACGAGCGCACACCTCTTTGCAAATATGCTGGCATTGGTGGGGTATACGGATCTCAGAGATGGACAACATCCATCTTCGTATCTGTTATACGCCGTTAATAGGACAAACAGCATTGTAAGCGGTCTGTTGGAAAACCCCTGGTTGTATCGGGCTTATCAAATCAGCCATTCCTTCGGTTGCGCATGGCCCGAAATGGTGAATCCAAATCAAACTGGAATGTATGCCACATTGAAAGATCGGGAATTTCTTCAGCCGAAGAAACAGCATCCAACATCGTGCCTACAGGTGCTTTCTGAAAGTCTCTTGTCCGTTGCGAATGCCGCACTGATACTCAGACGGATTGCACATGGTATCTTCTGTTCCAGTGTTACCGGGGCAGCAGTTGCGGATATGGTTGAGCCTACCAGAATGCGGCTCTATTCAGAGAACATTTTGATTGCCACGGCCCATGCCGCAGTATCGATCCGAAGAGATATCAACAGCAGCGGAATCTTCTGGATAGGAAGTCTTGGCTCCGCACGCTATGCTTTGCATAGTCCCGTCGATGTACAAATGCAAACTGCGTTTCTGTTTGCTTGCCGTTCCAGCTCTACCAGTGCCGCTGCAATTTCTACAATCCCGACTCAAGGAATTGTAACCCTGATCCCAGTGCCATCGTTAGCACAAGCTAGATCCGCTGCAACGGTTGCAGGGTCCGGTGGTATAGAGTTCTTCCATGAGCTTTCCGCACAGGGATATGTCGCCGGTGTACATCCCGCATTTGGTATCGTCACGATCCCGAATGTGATCGGATATGGTACTTCGAGAACGGCCACGGCGGTACATAGCGCAGGTCAGCCAATCCATATTCAGTTCGCAGTATCTTTGGGTGGTATATCAGGAAGATTTGCAAATATCCGTATGCACACCGTACTCCCGGACGTGTATAGTATCGCACATTCCGCCAAAAAGGCCACAAGGCCAGGACGCGGAATTGTGGCCGCACATCTTGCAGCCGAAACAGCACACGCAAATGCTGCTTCGACGGTCCATGGGCGTGGATGCTGCGGCGTTGAATTTGGTGCAGTCAGTGGCGGCTATGTACGGCTGGCACAGGCTCCCTGGGACAACCCTGTGCAGACAGGCAGCAACCTACACATCACCGGTGCATGGAACGTCCAGCAGGTGGAAAATTCTTTGTATATTGAATAACGTACATTTACCCTCCGGAAATTTCCGGAGGGTTTTTTGTAGCAACCAACACTAATTTACAGGAGGAAATAATATGATTTCGGTTAGCCTTGCAAACACTTTGCTCAATTTCATTATCGGTTTCAAGTCCAGTCTGGGCACCGGCACAGGTCAGTGCTTCTTGGGCTTCTCCACGCAGGACCCCGGCAGCGACGGATCTGCTTTTTCTGAGCCTGATCCTGATACATATCCCAGCTACGCAAGAATCCAGCTCAACATCGAATCCGCGTCTCAGTACACCAACAAATGGAGCACCGTTGAGAATAAGCAGGTGTCTCTGCTGGAGGAAATTGTCAGCTCCGAGTGCCTGGAAGATGGCGGCTGGCCCACATTTACCCACTTTGGCATTTTCAACACCAAGACCGTAGGTTCCAGCAATGCGTCCTCTCTGTTGGCTTGGGATCTGCTGACTGACCCTGATGGAGAGCCTGACGAAGACGGCCAGTATCCCGCGAAGACACTGACCGTGGGTAAGAATGAGGTTGCTGTTTTCCGCACGGACTCTCTCAAGCTGATGTTTAAGTAAACCAAACAGAGGTGTAATAATATGGCAACTGGATTTACCCGCTGGGCGGCAGACGAAATCCTGTATGACTGGATCAACTCAGAAACATGGGTCTGCCTGTCCACCACTACTCCGGATGAAAACGGAGACAATTTTACTGAGCCTTTGGCTAACACCGGCTATGAGCGTCAGAAGTTCGGCGGTGTGCTGACACACATCCCCGGGCAGATTGCAAACGGCAGCATCATCTTCCTGTTTGAGGCAATCGCTGACTGCGGCTCCATTACCCATGTGGGCCTTGCAAAAAGTGATGACCCTCGGACCCAGAACGGTAAGCCTTTCCTCGTTGCTCAGCTGTCCTCTCCGTTGACTGTCGGCGTTGGCTATGTCCCTCTGATCCGAGCTAAGCAGTTCATCATCGGACTGGACAAGGATACATTGGAGGCTTACGCATGACGGATATGTTATATGCTGGGCTGCTGCGGCTTGACGGCACTGAGCCGCCCCAGGAATCCGGGTATCGGCGCGTCCCGGTGCCCGGCGCAAAGTTGCCAAATGCGTTATCTGGCCGTCAGATTGTATTTCCGGATGTGACCGCCCCTGGCTATGGTGTGGTAGATAAGATCACGGTTTATGTTGACGAATCTGCTCCCATGTATCTGGCATCATGGGACCTTCCTGAACCTCTGGATGTTCACGAGGGGGTTATTCCCATTATTGCAAATGGGCGTCTTCTTCGTGGGTTGGAAATGCAGGCTCAAGTCACCATGCAATCCGCCGATTTGTGCGGATTTTAAGCGGCCTTTTATAGCTGTTTCAAATAACAGAATAGGAGGTGCCAAATGGCAGATATCGTTGTAGTAAATAATTTAGGCGAAAAAGTCACCTATTACGGAATCAAATCAGTTTCGTTTGAAACCGCTGAATACGGCGTTATCGCCGTTTACTCAGAGCTTGAGCTTGCAACCCTTGAACAGGCCGGTATCGTTAAGCCCGATGGTAAAACCATCGTCATTGATGAAAGCGGTACGATTAGCACGGTATTAGAATCTTACTCCAAAGATGAAATCGATACCATGATGCAGGAGCTTTCGGATATGCTTTTGACCAACAGCGATCTTGAGATGGTATACACTGCCACCAACGATCTTATGGGCGACGATACGGAGTTTACGGGTCTGGGTGCAAGTCTTCTGAAGATCAACGCTCTGGCCGATGAACTCTTAGCATAAGGAGGTTTATTATATGGCTGTTGATGTAGTTGCCTCCAAACTGGAACAGGCAAATGCAATCAAAAAGCAAATCAGGGAAGCGGCAAACACGCAGGACGTCTTCATTCCGGAAGACGCTCCCTTTGCCGATTATCCCGGCTATATTGCTGACATACCTGGGCATCTTCAGACGAAGGTGCTTACACCTACACAAGAGGGCGTAGTGGCTCTGCCGGAAGGGGAATATACTGGCTTTTCTAGTGTAGAGATCCCCGCAGAACCGAACCTTGACCCTCTGTGTATCATCAAGAACAAGAGCATTTTTGGTGTTGAGGGCGATGTTGAGGTCCCGGAATTTAATGTTGCGGAATTTTTCGCAGGCACTCTTACAGAGCTTACGTTCAACAACAATACTGCTCTGAGAAACTACGCTTTTTATAACTGGAACACTCTGAAGAGTGTAACAATGGAAGCTCTGGAAACCCTCGGTACTTATGTATTCCAGAATAATACAGCTCTGACTACGCTGAATTTTCCCAGTCTGAAGACTATCGGCACATACGCCATGTACGGCTGCACGGGCCTCACCCACATAGATCTTGAGAGTGTGGAACGTATTGATGCTAATGCCCTCTACAACTGTAAAGCGGTTACAGGCATTGGCACGATCAAGGCTAAAACACTGGGCAGCTATGCGTGTTACTATTTGGGTAATACCGCTGCTGAGGGTTTTGCTTACGCCCCCGAAGAGGCTGCAACCATTGGTACTTACGCATTTGAATATGCAAAGGTGCTCTCTGTGGAAGGTCCTATTTCTTCTGTAGGACAGTATGCTTTCGCCTATTGTTCCTATCTGACGAAGCTGCATCCAAAAATCACGGGATCGATTGACAGTTACGGCTTTGCTTATTGCTATGCGGTAAATGATGTAGATGTGAAAGACTGCGTGATTAACGCACTGAACACCTATGCTTTCTACTGCCTGGGTGCAAGTCGAAGCAACCCTAGTATGAATGTATTTGAGCTGGATTTCCGTAAGAGTACATTCACTACGGTTAATCAGTATGCTTTGGCTGGAACTTCCAGTTATAAGCTGCAATATGCCAACATCTATCTGCCCACTACAGTAAAGACGATCAGCACCTATGCTTTCGCCTACTGTGATAACATCAACGTGTTCCTGTACACTGCCACGCCGCCCACGCTTGGCGGCTCGACCTGTTTCAGCAGCTCGACGAATTACAAGATCTTCGTTCCTTACGGCGCTGTCCATGCCTATAAGGCGGCCACATACTGGTCCTCCCTTGCATCGTACATTATGGGCTATGCCCCCGAAGGTACGTTTGAGGCAGGCGCAGAGCTGCCCACTTATGATGATTCCGGTTATGCTCTGACCTGGTACACGGATGCCGCTAAGACGAATGCTGTCACTGTGGCCCCGGAAAACGGCGACCTGTATTGTGAGGGCGGGGATCGGCTTATGTGGATCATTACGGCAAGTGAATCCGAAAGCGGACACCTCACCTACACCGGCACGGATGGAAATGTGTATGAGGGTAATCCTGCATATATTCCTGTTGAAAATACCGCTGTTACGGTCAATATCGAACTGGTTGATGACTATGAGTACAAGGCATACCTCGGCACGACTCAGATTGAGTTCCCCTATGAGCTTGCGTTGACGGCAGATACAGAACTGAAATTCTTCGTTATGGATGGTTCTTACAATGCGGACTTTACAACTGCAACCTGGGCAGAGATCCAGTACGCCGTACAGTCCGGTGCCGCTACAGCACTGTATGCTGATTATGTTGGTACGACCAGAGCTATCACGCTGAAAAACGGCACAAAGATCAATCTGCGGCTTGTTAACTGCACCGATGATATGTATGAACGTTCTGATGGTACGAAGACTGGCTTCGTCCTGCAATTTGAGGAACTGTATCCGACAAAGTACAAGATGAACAGCTCCAACACCAATTCTGGCGGTTGGAATGGATCGTATATGCGTACCACAGTCATGCCTATTGTTTTGGCACAGCTCCCGGATGATCTACAGGCAGTTATCGCCACTGTTAAGATCAAGGGCTGCAATAGCGGTACAAGTGCCACGATCAACACTTCTGAGGACAAGTTGTTCCTGCCTGCTGAAAGAGAAATCTTTGCATCCCGGAGTTATTCCAGAACAGAAGAGTGGAGCGCTCTCAAGCAGTGGCAGTATTATGCGAATAACTCTGCTGCTTCTATCAGAATCAAAAAACTCAGTGGCACAGCCACTGTGTGGTGGCTGCGCTCCCCCTCCTCTGGTAGTTCCGGCAATTTCGTTTATGTCAGCACCAGCGGCAGTGTCTACTACTACTCTGCAAGCTACTCCTATGGCGTTGCCCCCGGCTTCTGTATTTAATCCCTACCATCTCCAGCAAAGAAGGAGGCCCCGCCTTTGTGCGGGGCCTCAAAGCCAAAGGATACGCAGAAAGGGAGGACAACAGAGAAAATGGGTGCCGCCGTAAGGCGGCAAATTTTCTACGGAAAAATCACCCATTTTCAGAAAACCGTGCTATAATGATTCTCATTGGAGGTGATGCCCATGTCTGTTATCAAGTCTAAGCGTTCAGAGTCCCAAATGGAATTTTTGGCTACCGCCCGGAAACTACAGGCATTCACGATTCATAAATGCGTGAATGCAGTCCCGAAGCGATATACCTTTTACATTGGAACCCATTTGGCGGATTCTGCTATTGCGATATACGAGTGGCTGAAGCGGGGCAACAGTATCTATCCTCTAAACCCGCACGAAGTACAGATGCGCCGTGATTGCTTTCTCAGAGCATACGCAGAGCTGCAAAGCCTGGTGTCTCAAATCGAGCTTGCCAATGAGATCCTTCAGTTTGACCCGAACATTCTGGCAGAATGGAGCCGGTTAATCAGCACAGAGATTAAATTGGTCAAAGCTGTTTTGAAAGCTGACCGTGAGCGGTACAAAAATATGGACTTTAGAAACCAGTAAAACTGCATAGGCTATGTGCTACAAATCTTTTTCGTTGTGTGGTGGCTGCGCTCCCCCTACTCTGGTAATTCCAACAATTTCGTAAATGTCAACACCAGCGGCAATGTCAACAACAACAATGCAAGCAACTCCTATGGCGTTGCCCCCGGCTCCTCTCTTGGCAGACAAAGTAACCCACGGGCGAAATCAGTACAAGGTGGAGAGAAGGAGTGCATGGCCTTCCTCGGTAATGAGGTAAATATATACTCTGATGGGTTTGAGCGGACGCTTCTTGCATGGCAAAGATTGGTGGATATTCTCTGTTTCATGCTCAGTAACCCTATGCGGCTATCGTAACCACCCAGCAGCCGTACAGAGTATCGTTTCAAAAAGGAAGGTGAGAGTATGACAAGCGCAGAAAGACATGAGCTGCGGTATCAACGGCGAAAGGCCAGAAGATCTGCACGCAAGGCGGAGAAGTATGCCGTCCATGATAACTATGACTGGGTTTTCTCATACGATCACCTGTATCAGTCCTATAAAATGTGCCGCCGCAATGTCGCCTGGAAAGCCAGCGTACAGAAGTACATCGTGCAGGCCCCGCTTAATGTGTGGCAGACCTACGAATCCCTGCAAAAGGGCAAGTATAAATCCAGTGGTTTTTATGAGTTTGATATCTTTGAAAGAGGAAAGCACCGGCATATCCGTAGTGTTACGATCAATGAGCGTATCGTGCAGCGGTGCTTGTGTGATTGTGCCTTAGTTCCCATGCTGGAAAGGACACACGTTTACGATAACGGTGCCTGCATGAAGAACAAGGGGTACACATTCACGGTAAACCGTCTGTGTCAGCACCTCCAAAAGCACTATCGTAAATACGGCACGGAAGGGTATGTGCTGCTGTTCGATTTCAGCAAGTTCTTTGACCGGGTATCTCATAGGATCATAAAAGCCACACTCCGAAAGGAGTTTTCTGACGAACGCCTAATCAAGATCACTGAGCATTTTATAGATGCTTTTGGTGATGTTGGCTTGGGTCTGGGCAGTCAAATCAGTCAGGTGTTGGCCCTGTCTTCTGCCAACAAATTAGACCACTACATCAAAGAGGTGTGTCGCATAAAAGGTTATGGCCGTTATATGGATGACGGCTACCTGATCCACCACAGCAAAGAATATCTGCAAAAATGCTTAGAGGGTATTAAAAAGCTCTGTGACGAATTGGAAATAACCTTAAATGTGAAGAAGACCCAGATTGTAAAGCTGTCTCATGGATTTACCTTTCTGAAGATACGGTTTTTCCTGCTGGACAGTGGGCGGATTGTCCGTAAGATCTGCCGGCGTTCCGTCACTAAAATGCGGCGTAAGCTCAAGTCCCTGCGGCGGAAAGTCGATGAAGGGAAAATGAGCTACACGGATGTATACCAGTCATGGCAGAGTTGGAAATCTTATGCGGTCAACTTCGATGCGTATAGGACAATTCAGAACATGAGCACTTTGTATAACAGCCTATTCGTTGTGCCGCCAACCCTCTATATGGGGGGGGTAGCAATAGTTATCCACAGCTACAAGTTCAATGATAAGCCTGCAACGCTTTCTCGCGTTGCGGGCTTTTATATTTCTCGGAAAGGGGTAATTGCCAATGAACGAATATAAGGAGGGCGGACATTGTACATAGATGCTCAGACAATCATCAAAGCGGGCAGCCTGCTTGCCGCCCTCACTGCATTTGTCACCCTGACATGGAAGCTCTTTAAGTGGATCGATCACCAAAAAGAACAGGATGTAGAAATCGCAAATCTCAAGGCTCAACACGTCAAAGACATTGCGGATCTCAAAATCCAGCATACGAGGGATATCGCAGAGGTCAAGAGTATGCACCATAAGGACACAGAGGGCATCCAGGAAGAACAAACGCTAGTAGTGTATGGTCTACTGGCCTGCCTAAAAGGCCTTGCAGAGCTGGGTTGTGACGGTCCAGTATCGGAGGCCAGCAGCAAGATTGAAAAGTATATCAATAAAAAAGCCCACGGCTCTGGTAAGGAGGAAACATGACTGTACGACAAAAACAATGCCTTTTGGCATACTTAGGTTATTACAAGAGTAACATTGACGGTATTTGGGGCGACTTGTCCAAGCTTGCCACGGAAAACTTTCAGCGGGCGCACCAATTAACTGTAGATGGTGTTTTTGGTGACGAAACCGCTCAGTGTATTCGGGAGGTTATTGCTTCCGGTGAAGTACCTACTATGCCTGAAGAAAGCGGCACTAGCCCCGATGACGAGGCTGAGGACGATTTCTGGAAGGGTATCAAGTATTGGAGCCGGGAGGAATTTAGGTGCCGCTGCGGCGAATACCACGCCCCCTATTGCAACGGTTTCCCTGTAGAGCCGGATCACACTCTGGTTGAACTGGCTGATGATGTACGAGGCCACTTTGGCAGACCCGGCCACCGGTCCAGCGGCATTCGCTGCACCCAGCATAATGCTGATTCTAAAGGCGTGTCTAACAGTCGCCATCTGCGTGGCAAAGCGCTGGACTTCCGTATTGAGGGACACACTGCCGCTCAGGTGCTGGCTTATGTGCTGACACTTCCCAATGTACGATACGCTTATGATATCGACGGCACCTACGTTCATATGGACGTGGAATAATGCAACATTCTATTTTGTAAAGGAGATCTTACTATGAACGAAATCATCATTGAAACCGCCGTACAGATTCTCGCAACTCTGCTGATTACCTTGATCGGTGTATTCGGAACTTGGCTGACCGCTGAAATTGCCAAGAGAAACAAGCTGACCAACATCGGCATTGCTACTAATGAGGTTATCGGTGCCGCCCAGCAGACCGTACTTGCGCTGCAGCAGACCGTCGTGGAGAAGTGGAAAGCTGCCCATGCTGACGGTAAGTTGACTGAAGATGAAGTGAAGCAGCTGGGCGTTATGCTGGTACAGAAGACTATGGAAAAGCTGTCTGATCCCGCAAAGAAGCTGCTGCAGTCCGCCGGAGCGGATATCACCGCAATTATCAAGGACGCTGGCGAGTCTGTGATCCAGAGCATGAAGCGCTGAGCTTTAGAGTAAATCGGCGTGGTTTAGAGTATGTTTAGAGTGTAACATTCTCTGAAGAGTTAAGATGTTTCATCCCCTAAAATGTTTCACTTTTCTGAAACAATGTAACAGGCGTGAAACAAAAGTGTTTCACGCCAAAAGTCGTTGCGGGGCAAGCTTTTTTCAGTAATTGAAACAATGTAACATTATTTTATAATTGATTATATAAAATAAAGAAATATGGGCATGAAAACGTCATAGCACCCATATATACACGCGTATAGGAAAAATAGCCCGCAAGTGTTACCTTTTGAGGTTGCACTTGCGGGCTTTTGTTTTGTCCTCTTGGTTAAAAAAGTTTAACTATTTGCTCTGTTCCTATTGACAGGAGCAAACATTTGAACTATAATACAGACATATAGAGCAAATATTTGAACCATAAAAAGGAGTAACATGATGGAACTGAAAGATAAACTGATCCGCTATCGGCTGATGGATCGGCATCGTGAATTGGTTAGAGGCTCTGACTTCGATATGCAGGTCGCAAAACGGATTCTCCATTTGCTTAATCGCGGTGAGATCCGACTGGGCCTGAGCGATGTGGATTGGCAAGTGGAAATGGAGATTGAAAAAGTAGGCGTTCACATCAATTACAGGGGCAGAGGCTACACGGCCTATGCCCGTATCCGTAGACCTGAGAAATCAACGTGCGGTCATTGGATACACGATATCAACAATCTGTATGGATGTTCTGAGTGTAGAGGCCGTGAAACCATGTCACCTAAGAAAAAGAAAAGCTATTGTCCGCATTGCGGCATAATAATGACATAATTGAAGGGAGAAAGATCAAATGAGTAAAAAAGTGAAGTGCGACTTCTGTACCGACAAAGAGCATTGTTCTGAGTTCCTTCCTAGCGCACCCTGCATCCTGGATCGTCGAGTGAATATGAATCCTGATGGGACATCGAAATGGAAAACTGCTGATCTGATTAAGGCCGCCGTGAATGTCGCTAAAGGCCACGATGCTCAATATGCCGAAGATGGCGTAAAAAGTCTTTTGAAGGATCGTGAGATCACCGTAGACCAATATTGTGCCGTAATGAAAGCGCTGTACAAGTGATGGAGGATTAAGCAAATGTTTGAGAAAAAGTTCTGCCCCTATTGCGGGTTGCCTCTGTTCGAAGGTTGTGAGTGTGCGAGACACATTGCTGAGTATGAAGCAGAGTTGCTTGAGGATCTGGAAGACAGGTCGCTTCAGAATGCGTGGCAGCAAGATTTAATCGATATGTACCGCCAGGAGAGATAAGGAGGAAATTGAAAAATGCTGAAAACACTTAGCTGGACTGAGTTTAACATTTTAGGGCTGCTGGGATTCGGTGCTACGGTTCCCGCTAACGGCACTGTATGCCTGATTGCCCGTGATATCGGGGGTAAGCGGATTGTTGGCGTTGCCCGCTTCGTTCGTAAGGGTTTGTCCGTCCACTTTGAGAGAGAGGATGGAACCCGGTACAGCCTCTGGAATATCAGCGGTTGGATGGACGCAAAGCCGCTGGCTGACTTCCTCAAAAACCCCACCGCTACGCTCTACGCATGA